GACAGAGAACGTATTGCCACAGTCGTTGGTTATGTGATTGCGCTTGGACCTGACGCTTATGGAGATTCTCGTAAGTTTCCTGATGGAGCTTGGTGTAAAAAGGGCGATTGGGTAATCTTTGGGCGTTATGCTGGGGCTCGTTTTAAAATAGAAGGCGGCGATATGCGTCTTTTAAATGACGATGAGGTCTTAGCCATAATTAATAATCCCGAAGATATTTTATCATAACTAATCATGGAGACACCATGCAAGAAGAAGCAGAACAAATAGAACTAGAACTTCCCGAAGGCGAAGTTGATATACACGCAGCAGACGTGGATGATTCAATTAAAACTGTTCCTGAGAAGGAAGTTGAGGTAGTTGAAGCAATCCCTGTCGAAGAAGATGAATTAGATAAGGTTAGTGACTCCGTACAAAAACGGATAGATAAGCTAACGTATAAGATGCGAGAAGCAGAAAGACAGCGAGATGAAGCCGTTACTTATGCTCAAAGTATACATACGGATAATTCTCAACTAAAAGAAAAATTAAAGAATTCCGATTCTTCCCTTTTCAAAGAGTACGATAATAGGATACAATCTGATGTTGAAAGAGCGAAAAGTAATTTAAAAGACGCTCAAGAATTAGGAGATGGTGATGCAATTGCAACCGCAACCGAGAATCTTTCTCGATCGGCAGCTGAATCTGAGAACCTTAAACGGTTATCAGCGCAGCAGCAATTACGACAACAACGGGTTGAGCAACAAGCTGCCCAAGTCCCTAGTCAGTCTCAATCTCCCCCTGCCCCCGATCCAAAAGCTGAAGAGTGGGCTTCCAAAAACAAATGGTTTGGAGATGATCAAGCCATGACTTTTGCAGCATTTGGAATTCATAAAGAATTGGTGGAGCTGGGAATGGATCCTTCTTCAGACGATTACTATGTTCAAGTAGATAGTCGTATGCAAGAATATTTTCCACAAAAGTTTTCCAACGAGCAATCTAGACCCGTGCAACAGGTTGCTGCTTCAAGCCGTGGGGCTACAGGTAAAAAGAACGCACGCAAAGTAAAGCTGACACCTAGTCAAGTCGCAATAGCGAAAAGACTAAATGTGCCACTAGAAGAATATGCTAAGCATGTCGAACCAGGAGTATAAAAATGACAGAAACAATTGATACAGAAGTCACTACAGAACGTAACTCGCGTTCTGCCGAGACCCGAGAATCTCAAACTCGCAGAAAACCTTGGCAACCCCCGTCTATGTTAGACGCACCCAACGCACCAGCTGGATATGCATTCAGATGGATCCGTGAATCAACGAGAGGAAATGATGACAAATCGAATATGTCAAAACGTATTCGAGAAGGTTATGAACCTGTGAGAGCAGAAGATTATCCTGAGTTTCAAGCTCCAACTGTTGAGAACGGAATACATGCAGGAGTTATAGGGGTTGGAGGATTAATTCTCGCTAAAGTTCCACTAGAGACAGTGGCGGAAAGGAGTGCTTATTTTAATGAGCAATCCCGAACGCAAATGGAAGGTGTGGATCACAACTTTATGCGAGAAAGCGACCCTAAGATGCCGTTAAAAGGTGGAGACATCGATAGGTCATCTAAGGTCGAATTTGGTAGTAGGATTAATTCCGACGATGATTAACACTATATTTACAAAGGAGTAAATTATGGCAAATACAGATGCCCCTGATGGATTTACACCAGCTAAACATATGTATGGTGGTACAATTCGGGCTGCAAGAATGAGAATCGCAAGCGCAACTAATGCATCCATCTTTTCAGGTGATGTAGTGACGTTGTCCAGTGGTTATGTCATTCAAGGCACGGCGACAAGTACCCCAGCAGGAGTTTTTTATGGTGTCCAATATAATGCGTCTGACGGGACCCCTACGTTTTCTAAAATATGGACAGCAGATACGGCTACTCAAGGTAGTGATGACGCTATTGCTTATGTATATCGCGATCCAGCGATTATATATGAAGCACAATTTACTGCAGGAACCCCTGCGGTAAGTTTTATTGGCGGCAAGTACACTCTTTCAACGACAGCAGGTTCTACAACGAACGGCAGATCGAAAGAGGGTGTAACAGCAACTACTTCGAGTGGAATAGCACTGTGTGTAGGCTTTAACTTAGACCCCAGTAATTCAATTGGGGCTTCGGCAAGAGCTTATTTCACATTCCCGACATCAACGTTCGCAGTTTAAATTAAGGAGATAAGAAATGGCAATTAACAGAGCACAACTCGTCAAAGAGTTAGTACCTGGGTTACATGCGCTCTTTGGTTTGGAATATGAGCGTTATAACAGTGAGCATGAAGACATTTTTGACACAGAAAGTTCTGAAAGAGCTTTTGAGGAAGAAGTGATGTTAACTGGGTTTAGTGAGGCTCCCGTTAAGGGAGAAGGTGCACCCGTTGTCTATGATTTTGCACAGGAAGCGTGGACGGCTCGTTATACACATGATACAGTAGCTTTAGCTTTCTCGTTAACAGAAGAAGCAATCGAAGATAACCTCTACGATACACTTTCTTCTCGATACACGAAAGCCTTAGCACGTTCGATGCAACAAAGCAAGCAAGTTAAAGCGGCTAACGTTTTAAACAACGGCTTTAGTTCATCTTATGTTGGAGGAGACGGTAAGGCTCTCTTGACCACCGATCACCCAACTGTAGGTAATGTAGACATGAAGAACGAGTTATCTACATCTGCTGATCTTAACGAAACTTCATTGGAACAAGCACTAATTGATATCAGTGCTTTTAAAGATGAAAGAGATCTTAAGATCAATGCGATGGCTAGGAAATTAATAATTCCAGCCGCGTTGCAATTTGTAGCTGACAGACTCTTAGAAACACCAGGACGTGTCGGTACTGCCGATAACGATATTAATGCGATCCGTAACATGGGAATGGTCTCAGAAGGATACGCAGTAAATCATTATCTGACAGATACTGATGCATGGTTCGTCAAAACTGACGTACCCAATGGTCTGAAGCATTTTGTTCGTACCCCTGTATCCACAAACATGGAAGGTGACTTTGAAACTGGAAATGTTAGATACAAGGCGAGAGAACGTTATAGCTTTGGTTGGAGCGACTGGAGAGGCATATTTGGCTCGCCAGGAGCGTAAAGAATTCGGGGAGGGTTTATTCCTCCCCTTATTTTGATTTTTTAACCCGAGATAATTTGTTACATCAACTGACTCGGCAGACGTACTCCAAGATGATGTAGCGGTTTTAGTTAGGAGGAAACGATGGCTAAATCAACTTTTTCAGGTCCAGTAAGATCCCTTGCTGGTGTATACAGTTCAGGATACAACTCTGTTGTAAGCCTAACTGCTAATACAACAATTACAGTAGCTTTGCACGCAGGAAGACCACTTTTATGTAATGATGCAGACGGAGTGTTTACACTTCCAAGCATTGTGGTTACAGAACCTGACGATAAAACAGATCCAAACCAATTGGCTAATTTAGGTGCCCAATTCACTTTTATAGTAGTAACTGCTGCTACAGATATGGATATTGCAACTGATGGTACAGATAAGTTTGTGGGTGGATCATATACGGGTATTGATGACAGTGCGGCGGGTAAGAGCTTTATTTCTGCTGCAGCTAATGATACGTTTACGCAAAATGGTACCACTAAAGGTGGGCTAGTGGGAAGTATTGTAGTCTTCACTGCTATGGCGAGTGCTAAATACCATGTGGCAGGACAGTTATTAGGTTCAGGAACTTTAGTAACACCATTTGCTGACGCTTAATAGGAGGTAAACCATGGCTAATACAGTCACAGGTCCTACTACTCAACTAGATGGTGAGAAAACTTTAATTGTTTACTGTTCAGTTTATTCTGACGGTAGTGCAAGTAGCACCACCTTGGTTGATGTTTCTGGATTGAATACATCGACATTAAATGGTGAGTCATGTGCCCATGTCTCTTTAAATAAGATATGGTACACGGTAAGTGGAGCCCCCGATGCTCCCGCTTCTCTTGATTGGGACGCTACTACTGACGTAACTTTTTTAACCTTGGCTTATGACAATTCTTTTGACTTTAGTACATTTGGAGGATTAAAGAATACATCAGCGTCAGGTTATACAGGGGACGTAGTTTTCGTGATACCCTCTACATCTGATGCAGGAAATGAATACACTGTTTGGTGTGAGTTTTTAAAGTATTACGAAGCACCAGGATCGTAAACAATGGCGACCTCAGGGACTCGCACATTTAGTTTAAATGTAGCGACCGCAATAGAAGAAGCATACGAACTTGCGGGTTTAGAAGCCCGCACGTCGTATGACGCAGTTACGGCAAGACGTTCGTTAAATATTATGTTTGCGGACTGGTCCAACCGTGGCGTACAAATGTGGGAAGTTGCAAAGGTAACTACTACATTAACGGAAGGAACTAGCGAATATAGTATCAATACTTATGATATAGATATTTTGGATGCCTATGTTCAAAAGAGTGTGGGCGGTACACTTACTGATTATCCGCTTACCCGTGTTGATAGAAATGAATTTATTGGAATTCCAACAAAGAGCATTAAGGCTCGTCCCACGGAATACTGGTTAGAGCGACTTTTAACCCCTGTGATTCATCTTTATCCTACGCCCGAGAACTCAACGGATAAACTCATTTACTATGCTTGGACAAGAATTGAAGATGCCTCGGCAGCCGTTAATGATTTTGACTTACCCAGTCGATTTATTCCTCCGTTAGTTTCGGGATTAGCTTATTATTTATGTCTTAAGAAGAATACGCAAAAACTTCCGATTCTACAACAGCAATATGAAAAGGACTTAGTTAATGCATTACGTTACGATGAAGATCGGTCTGTAGTACATTTAGTTCCTAGGAGAGAATACATCTAATGGCATATGCATCGGGTAAATACGCCTTAGCGGTTTGCGATACTTGCAGTTGGGCTTATCCCTATCGGGTTATGCGTATGAGTTGGGACGGTAATAAAGTATGCCCTGAATGTTATGAGCCTAAAAGTCCACAGATTGATCCCGTTTCTATTGGAGCCGATGCGGAAGCCCTATATCAACCTCGTCCTGAAGTTCCTTTACCGCAGGCTCAATTAGGAAAAGTTACCACAGTTGATCCGTCTGACGCAGTGATTGATGCGACAGGTACTAATATGATGACTTTTACTGACGACCCAATAGGTAG